ACTTTTACAACCTTGACGAAAAAGAGCTCAGAGCGGCCGCCGAGAGAGAGTTGCCTCGGCTTGTTTATGAGGGTTACCGGGGGACGTTTACAACGTTCGGCGAGCCGGTTGTAAAACACGGCGACGGTGTGACGCTTACCGACCTCAAGTTTCCCGAGCGAGAGGGTACATATATCGTTGACCAGGTTACAACCAGGCAATCGGTGAGCGGCGGTTATCGCCAGGAAATAAAACTCGGCCCAAAAATATGAGCGACGCAAAAATAAAATCGGCAATCAAAAAGCTCGCAAGCGACCCAAACGCCGAGCTTTACTCGAAACCTTGCGAGGTCGTTTCGGTGAGTAATTCGAAACGAACTTGTGTCGTGCAACCTTTCGACGGCTCGGCGAAAATTTACAACGTTCGCTTGCAAGCGGCCGAGGCAAACGAGACCGGTTTGTTTTTAAAACCAAAGGTCGGCTCGTCGGTGATTGTGACCTTTTTGAGCAAAAATTTCGCTTTCGTCTCACTTACAACAGACATCGACGAGGTTGTTTTGAAGTGTGACAAGGTTACAATCAACGACGGCACCCTCGGGGGTGTGCCGATAAGTGGAAAAATCGCCGAAAGATTGTTAAGGCTTGAGGTACAATTACAGGCTCTTTGTGCTTTATTTGACGCTCATACTCATTTGGTAATTTTACCCGTACCGAGTACACCGTCAGCGCCGCCGTTACCTCTTGCGAGCCCTATTATTACGCCGCAATTGCAACCGCCGACGACGCCGGTTTACCTTGAGGACACGAAAGTAAAACATTGACGCAATGGCAAAGGAAAAGGCTCAAGATTTCATTTTCACCGACGACCTCGTAATTCAAAACGGGGACTTTCTCGTTGACGAAAGCGATACAATGCACATTGAGCACATTTTAAAGGCCGACAAGGGTCAATTTCGTCAATGGCCGCTCATTGGTGTCGGCGCTTTGAGGTTGAAGGGGGCGTCTGTTGATCGGGTGGCGATTTCCCAGGCGATAAGGGTGCAACTTATGGCCGATAATTTCCTCGTGAAATCGGTAAAGGTTTCCTCGGGTGATCAAATGAGGGTACAAATTGACGCAAAACGACGCAAATAATGGGGTTCGTAAAGGTTAATATGACAAGGGTCGCAACGTTGCAAAACATTCTCGACGTTGCCGTTCAAGAGTACGGTTCAATCGAGGGCCTTTTTAAGGTTATCGACCAAAACCCCGACCTTGACCTTTCAATTGACGCGGCCTTACTTGGCGGCCCGTATATCGGCGACCTTATCAACGCCGACAACCGGACCGAGCAAGAGATTGAACTCGTAACAAAATTTTTTCTCGACGATCAAATTGTCGTCAATGAAGATATGAACGTTTTTTTTGGTGGCGCTTATTCTGACGGTTATTCTGAGGGGTACGTTATCGACTAACAAATAAAACAATGACAAGAGCCGAACTCAATGCTTTTATTCTCGAGAAATTGCCCGACAATATTCTCAAACTTATCACGCCGGAAAAACACCGCCAAGTTGAGGCGGCAATACTCGATTACGTCGACCAATTGGGCGACGATATGAGCGACGCCCTCTCGACGGGTCTTTCGACAAAGGTTTCAAACTCGACGTATAACTCGGGCCTCGCCTCTCAAGCGGCGGTCAATAGTAATTTTTCGGTAATCATTGGGACCTTGTTCGAGGGCTTGACTTACCGAGGTACTTACGAGACTTTCGAGGAACTCGAGACGGCTTTGCCTGGCCCCCCTGGTGACGATTACGCCTCGGGCGATTACGCGGTTGTCGATAACGGCGCCGACCCGGCGGTCGTTTACATTTGGGACACCGTCGACGGTTGGGTGATTGGCTCGCCGCCGGTCGCGGTCAGTTATGTAACCGGAACGAGGGACGAGATCGACGAGCTTGTTGACGACGGCTTGTTAAAACCAAGGGCGACGTATTTTATCACAGAGGCAAGCTCGGGGTCACTCAGGTCTTTACTTTTGAGAGCAATATCGACCAACTCTTTCGATAAACAAGGGGTCGGTTTTTTTGAGGTGCCGAGTTTTTCGATTGGCGACATATCGGCCGACTCAAGTTTCTCGGGGTGCCCCATACCGGCGAACGATTTCAAAGGGGTTTGGACGATTGCGCTCGAGAGCTCACTCGTAAACGGCGACGTTGTGCAATTGGGCGGGAAGCACTTTCAAGTTACATCGGCCGCGTCAATGGACGGAACGGGCCCGGACCCCGACGCAATTGCTAACGGTTTCACACCTCTCGAATTTGGGGCGGCAAACGTTGGTTATACGCTCGAGGGTGACGTTATCGAGTACGACTACCAATTTGGACAAAATACCCTCAGGATTGACAAGAGAAACAACGTCGTAAGAGGTCAAGAGGCAATCGACTCTTTTCAATGGGGCAATAACGAGGTTTTCGAAAACGTTGTTTTCCCCGGCGCAACCTGGACTTGTATCGACCAACGAGGAACAATAAAAAACAACCAGGTCACCGGTGAGGTAAACGTTCAAACGGGTTCAAGACACGCCGGCACGATTGAAAGAACATTTTTCGGCGGCGGCGGTTACGATATCGTTGCCCAAAAAACAGACGCCAACGAGCGAGTTTCGGGTTGTCACATTTTGCCGCCCGACGATTACGGGGACATATCTCTCAGGGAGGCCGACGACGATATCGGTAAAACGATCACCCCTTTCTTTTCGAATTTTTCGGGCGTTATCGGTGCGGTCGGTGACGAAATTAGTTTCGAGAGCGCTTTTTTTTCTCATTTGGGCGTAATTGTGGCTCAAGAGAGCGCCGGTACAATTGTCAACAAAATAAAACCGTTGACACCCTCAAACCCAAGTTTCGAAATGATTTTTGAAATGAGGGCCGACATTGGTCAGGTTTTAAGATTTCGGCCAACTCAACCCGTCGACGTTGCTGACAATTACTTTATTTTGTTTCCCGGTAACTCGAACGCAATTTTAACCCTTGACGGCGATAAACAACACTTTGCCAAATTTCGGGCTCGAATTATGAGTTTACCCGGCGGGCTCTTTTTTGTCAACGAGCTCGTCGAAACAAACGCTCAGGTAATAGGGCCCGCAAGATACAAAGCGACATTGACCCAAACCGGGACCGACGCGCCGGTTGCTTCAGTTATCGAAAACACGCTCGACCCTGACGTTTACTCGCCGGCTCTTTCTTACGTTAGCGTCGGAAATTACGAGCTTGACTTTGGGGCGGCAATCACCCCCTCAAAGGTGGCGATAAGAGGCGCCGGTCGTTCGGTGAACAATATCGCGAAAGAGGTTCACTATGAATTTACCGGCTCGACGATAAATATTTACACCCAAGACGGCGCCTCGGTTAACATTAACGACGTGCTCACAAACCAACTTATTGAGTTTGAAATTTACCCTTAAAAATGGCTCGGACAATTACGGAAATATACGACGCGCTTATCTCGGAAAAAGAGAACCTTGACGCCCTGAGCGGCCTGGTTCCGGCGCCCGATAATCACCAAACATTTTTACAAGACCTCACCTCGACGAGCAAGGTCGCAATTTGGCGCCTTTTCCTTTGGATTGTTGCCGTTGCAATATGGGCTCACGAAACCCTTTTCGATCGTTATGAGGCAAAAATTATCGACTTAAAATATAAATTGATCACTCACACCCCGCTTTGGTGGCAACAACGAGCTCTCGAGTTTCAATTCGGTTACACCCTGACTTGGAACGGCGCTCAATTTGTTTACACAACAATCGACGAGGTCGCGAAAATCGTGAAACGCTCGGCGGTCGTTGTTTCCCAAGGCGTCGTGAGAATAAAGGTCGCCAAGCTCGACGGCGGCGGTTTGCCGGTACCCCTTTCGGGTCCCGAACTTACCGCTTTCACCGCTTTCGCAAACGAACAAGCCCCGGCCGGTATTAACGTCATTGTAATATCGGCCGACGCCGACCTTTTAAAACTTGGTTACCTTGTTTATTACGACCCGCTCGTTTTGGCCCCCGACGGCTCTCTTTTGACGAGCCCCGCCGTTTTCCCCGTCGAGGACGCAATCAACGGTTACATTCAAAACTTACCGTTTAACGGCGTTTTAAACCTCACCGCTCTCACCGACGCAATTCAACAGGCTCTCGGGGTTGTTGACCCGGTAATTCAATCGGCTCAAGCGAAATACGGCCTCACGGCTTACGTCGACGTTGTTGATAATTACACCTCATACGCCGGTCATATGAAAGTCGACCCGAGCTTTCCTTTGAGCGGCTCAATAACTTATCAAATTGCACCGTAAAAAATGGGTTTCAACGTTTACAATTTCATGCTCAGGCTCACGCCTTGGTTTCTGAGAAAGAAACGGTTTTGTTCCTGGCTTTACGTTTTGGCCCAGGAAATACAACCGGTCGTTGACTTGTTCTCAGAGCTCGCCGAGGCGACCGATTACGCTTTACTTTTTAGTTGCGAGACCCAATACCTCGAGCAAGTTTTAAACGAGACTTTTCCGGCCGGCGGCGGCGATATTTATATCGAGACCCTATACCTGACTCAATTTTTTCTTTATAACAAAATCGAGGCGAGGCCCCCGGTTTACCTTAATAACACCTCAGAGGCCGCCGACCCGGTTTATTTGCATAACACCTCGGAAAATTACGGGCTCAATACTTTTATCGTTTGGATACCGGCGGCCCTGGCCGGCGACGAAATTGCAATCGCGGCCCTGGTCGACACTTATAACCTGGCGGGTTGTTTTTACACAATTCAAATAATACCCTAAAAATATGAACTTTTGGAAAAATGACATTGACGGCGGTCAACCGGTAGTTTTCGACGACTTTCGTTTTATGGACGCGGCCGTTCGTGACGCTCTTACGAAAATCGTGATCGGCTTAAACAATGGCGGCCTCAATTGTATCGTTCAAGGTTGCGAGTTTCTCGGCCAGGTTGGGACAAATGACCAATTTTCGGCGGGCCTCTTGCTTGTCGACGGTGAGCTCGTTGTTCTCGATGCTCAAAACGCCCTTACAACTGACCTTTGCGACGCTCAAACCCTGAGTATCACCGAAACGGCCGAGCCGGCCGGAAATAAAACCTTTGAGGACGCCGGCGTTCACGATACATATATCAAACGCCGGGCGATAATTACCGGCGAATACGCGCCCCTTTCGGGTGACCCTGTACTCAGAACCTCGGGAACCTTTTTGTTCAATCGCCTGAGTAACGTCATTCTCGGCGACCTTATCGAGTTCGCGAAAGATTGGCAATTTCGACCGCTTGCGGCGATAACGGTAACAACCGCCGACACGACTTTTTTTGGCGCCGGTGGTGGTGAGTATCGAAAAAAAGTCGGAAAAACTTGCCGAATAAATTTCGACGGTGACTTTTTGATTGCCTCAGGCTCACCGAGTACGCTGACATGGAACGCGCCCGCCGGCCTGGTAAGTTACGGCGCAACAACCCGCCTCGTTGGTATGGGTCAGGCGTCGGGTGGTACCGAAGGACCCGTAAACGTTTGGATAACCAACGACAACAAGTTTTTCGTGAGAATGAGCGACGGGTCAGATTTCCCCTCAGGGCCGCCCGTTCGTATTCGATTCAATACCGGCGACTTTCCCGTAAACCTTTAAATTTTATGACCGAGGACGAAATCAAATTTTTCCGCGACATGAAACAAGAGCTCGACGCTCAAAGAAACAACAGACGAAACCCTGGCCCCTGGGTGTCTGTTGTTGTTGGGCTCTCAATTGCCGTTGTCGGCAATTTTGTCGGGTGGTTCGCGAACAAGTCTCAAGGCGATATCGAGAGCGTTACCAAAATAACGCAATCGCTCGAATATCTAAGGGTCGACTTACAAGAAATGAAAGCCGACCTTACCAAACGCGACGAGGAAATCAACCACAAGCTCGACGCCTCTTTCAGTCGTGACGAGTTCGAAAGAGAAATGCAATACAGAGACGCCGATTTTACCCGAATGAGGCAACAGATCGACGCTATATATATCGAAATTGACAAAAGAGGAAAATGAACACAAATGAACGCATTCTCGCCGTCGCCTTTTCTCAAATTGGCGTTTCGGAAATTGTCGGGGCTGATCACAACCCCCAGGTCGTTCGGTATTTTGCCGAGACCGGTCACTCTTGGGTAAAAGACGACGAAACGGCTTGGTGTGCGGCCTTTGCTAATTGGGTTTGCCTTATGGCAAAGGTTGAGGCAACGAAAAAGCTCAACGCCCGATCGTTTCTCGATATCGGCACCCCGGTCGAGTTTGACCAGGCCGAACCGGGTGACGTTGTGATTTTGTGGCGAAACTCACCGACCGCGTCGACGGGTCACGTCACTTTTTTCGTTCAACACAATTTAAAAAAGACCCGCTTTCGGGGTATCGGCGGCAACCAAACAAACCGCGTCGAAACCGGTGAGTTCTCGAGAGATCGGGTTCTCGGCGTGAGACGATTAAATTCAACACCTTTTTAAAAATGGCTCTCAATTGGCTAAAAGACGTATTTGCCGGTAAGGCAATCGAGGAAACCGGCAAGATTATCGACAACCTTTCGACCTCGTCAGAGGAAAAAGCGAAAGCAAAAAATGAGATCACTCAAACCGTTCTCAAGGCGCTCGAGGGCGTCGTAAACGCTCAACGCGACGTTTTACTCGCCGAGCTCGGCGGTTCGAAAATCCAAAGGCTTTGGCGCCCGGTGGTGATGCTTGCTTTCGCCCTGGTTGTTTTCTTTCATTACTTTATTTACCCGCTTTCGAAATCGTTCAACTCAGGGTTGCCCGAGTTACCCTTGTTAGACTCAAGATTTTGGGACTTACTCGAGATCGGTCTCGGCGGTTATGTAATCGGTCGCTCGGTCGAAAAGATTGCCGACACGGTCACGAAAAACGCCGACTTGCCCTTTCTGAGGAAAAAGGAAAGGCGCCAAGCAATGAACGACACGCCGACCGATACACCAACCGACTAAAATGAAAAAGGGGCTCAAATGGGCCCCTTTTCAATTTCAGACTTTCGCGTCTCGTTGCAAATACACCCAGGGAAACGGCGCCCCGGAAACAACGGCGGCGGCCTTTATTTCCCAACCTTGGGCGCTGAGTTCGACCAACCTCTCAGGTTTGGCGCTCTTTTCGAGTAAAAATTCAAAGCTCATTTTTTAAAGTGTTTTTTGATTATTCGAATTTTTGAAGCGACCCAACGCCAAACAATGACCAGGGCCGCGAGCACAAACACACCGGCGAACAAAAGCTCGCCGGCGTAATTGTGGCCGTTTAGGGTGACAAACTCTTTCACGGTCTTTTGGTTTTAAAGTGTACCCCGTACTTGAGCAAATTCGCAATTTCGGTAAAGATATCGTCAGTCGAAAGCGACCCTTTTTCGTCGTTTGTGATACGTTGCCAAAAGGCCAGGGCGACGGCGTTGAAATCGTTTTCCCAAAAATCGGCGACCTGGTGCAAGGCAATCTCGACGCTCGAGCCGTAAGTCTTACCGTCACGGTAAGCGAAAAGATCGAAAACACGAGAGCGGCCCGAGAACCCGCCAACGTCGACGACGAGAATGATCGACCCGTCGGGCATTGGTACCGGCTTAAAAAAGTCGGTTGTGTTGGTCCCGTCGCCGGCGACCGGTGTAAGCTCGTCGATTGCCTTTCGGGTGAGGGTGATCGTTTCGGCGACCTGGTCGATTGCCGCCGGTGAAAGGGGCTCTTTTTTAAGAACCTCTCTCAGATTGTCGAGGTTAACCCTGAGGGCCCCTAACAATGTAAAAACTTGAGTTTTGCTCATTGTGAAAAATGGGTTTTGATTGGTTTGAGTAATTGTTGCACCCGCCGTTTCGGTGAGTAATTTTCGGCAACCGGCCCCGGTTACAAAGCGGGTCGCCGCCTCGGTTGGCGAGGAAAAAGATACAAGAGTTGCAATTCATTGGGCTCAATTTTCGATTATTTCAACGGTAACACCCTCGCGGTTACCCTCGCGGTCAACGAGCTCAACAAAGAGTTGCAAGTCGTTCTCTTTCGCCCATTGCTCAACAGACGACAAATGTTCGGTGTCGAGTAAAGAACCGTCAAAGCGAGCGATACGAACCTCGCCCAACATTTTGAGACCGATACCAAGGCCGGCGATAATTTGCGAGCTTGTGTTGTTTTGGTTGAGCTCAAAAGGTAAACCGTCGAGTAAAAATTGATCACCGTCAAAGGTTACGCCAGGGACACCCTCGAGCGCCTGATTGATAAGCGACTCTTTCTCGGTTCTAAGTTCGACGTTTCTCGCCTCGGCGAGCTCGATACTCTTTTGAATTTTTTCGCGGCGCTCATTGCCCTCTTTTGCGGCCCTGGCCTCGCGAATTTTCCGGTTGTTCTCGTCGAGCTCGGTGACGGCTTTATTGAGCGGCTCGAGTTCGACCCTGGTTTGTTTTGAAACCCAGGCTTGACCCTTTTCGATTTCGTCGACGATCGTCGAGAGTTCTTTTTCAAGCTCGGCAATTTTGTCCCTGAGCTCTTTGCCCTTTTGAACCTTTTCGCCGAGTTTTTTCTCAAAGTCGTCAATTGCCCGGTTTTTCTCTTTGGCCTTATCGAGCTCGGCGACGGCCTGAGCGGCCGATTTTTCCTCGAGAGCGGCGAGTTTCTCGTCAAAAGGCAAAAGCTCAACCCTGACGAGCTCTTTTTTCTCAATAGTGATAAGCTCGTTGTTCTCTTTATACTCTTGGTCGATTGCGACGGTATTGATACCGCAAACTTTGAGGAAATAATCGAGTTTTTCTTTCGGGCTCTTTTGCATAAACTCGAAAGGGTTAAAATCGACGGTTCCGACCAGGGCGTTGAGACGCGCACGGGGCGACTCTTTCACCTCGACGCCGTCCTCGACAAAGGTGAGGGTCTGTTTTACCTTGCCTTTCGAGTCGCGTTTATAGTTCACGATCACACCGACGCCGCCGCCGAGATCGACCTCGACCTTGCCCTCTTTGGCGTCTTTTTTTAGCGGTTCCGACGGGGTATTTTTACCCGTCAAAGCGGTAAACACCGCGTCAATAAACGAGGTCTTGCCTGAGCCGTTTTTTCCCAGGACATAAACCGAATGACCGTCGAGGGTATGCGATACACCCGAGAGGCCCTTGAAATTTACGATTTCGATACGTTCAACTTTCATTTGATTGGGTTTTGAAATTAGACCAGGCGGCGAGATTCGAACTCGCGACTTAACGGCTTTTTACCGTCGGCTTTACCACTTAGCTACGCCCGGAAAATACCCCGACGACATTCGCCGCCGGGGCCTTTACCTATTTAACCAAAACTCGGGCGGTAACCGGCCGCCCAAAGCCTTAAAATGGTGGCTTGTCCTCAGAGTCGTCGTCGCTTGCGGCGCTCACCTCGTCGGCCGGGGTTTCGTCCTCGGCCTCAGCAACCGGGCGCTCAATTTTGAGCTCTTTCCATTCGACCGAGGTGACAACCGAGTCTTGCACGAACTCGGGCAACTTGAGAAACTCTTTTTTGAGGTCCTCTTTGTCGAGAGCGTAAGCGAAAACAACCGTTTCAGTGTCCTCGTGCAGTTTGCCGATTTTCATACCTTTCGGGGGCTTGCTCACCGACGCGACGCTCGCGTAAGTGTTTTTTGTTGTCTCGCTCGTCTTGTTGGTGATTGACAACATACACTCGACACCAACGACGCCGGTGATATCGAAAGCCTCGAGCTCGTCTTTCGTGAACGCCTTACCGCGCCAAGCCTCGAGGTCTTTTTTGAGGTTTGCTTTGTCGCTGAGGCTGAGGGTGTACTCTTTCGAGATATGGCGAGGCTTCATTACGCCGTCAATTTCGATAAACTCGTCGGGCAATTCCCAAAAAATACGAACCCGGTTCACTTTGATTTTTTTACCCTGGTAACTGTCCTCGACGGTTCCAATGTGGGCCATACCGTAACAACGAGCACCGTATGAGCCGGGCTCAATTGCGGGCGTTCCTGAGCCCTTTGAACTTGCGACAATTGCCGCTTTTGGTTTTGTTGACATTTGAAAAATGGGTTTTAAAAGATTTTTTCGCCTTTTTGATTTCGCGACTCATACTCGACGGCGAGGTTTTCGAGTAAGTCGGTGATTTCCTCGTCAACAATTCGCAAGGTGAGCACGTTGTTGACGCGAGAGCTTTTTTTGTAAGTGTTGAACTCGGGAAACCTCGAGACGAACAAAGAGATCACCCCAGGGGGTAACCGTTTTTTCACCTCGAGAACGCGAGCCTTGAGAGCGTCAACCTCAACGGTCGAGCGCCTCTCTCTTTCGGGTTCTTTTTTTTGTTGTGACATTTTCGATTGAATTATTTCGGCAAATATAAGCTCAAGGTCATTGAGTTTACAAACCCGAATAAATTTAACTTTTTTTAACAAATAAACACAAGGTCGTTGAGTTTATGTTTGCAAAAATTTATTTATTGTATGAATGTTCTTTCTCTTTTTGACGGCATGAGTTGCGGGCAAGTCGCGCTCAGTCGTCTCGGTGTAAAACCTGAAAAGTATTTCGCGTCTGAAATTGACAAGTACGCGATACAAGTGACTCAAAAAAACTTTCCCGAAACCGTTCAACTCGGCGACGTTCAACAAATTGACGTTTCCAAATTGCCAAAAATTGACCTTTTGATCGGCGGCTCACCTTGTCAAGGCTTTAGCGTCGCCGGAAAAGGTTTAAATTTTGAGGACCTCCGGAGCAAGTTGTTTTTCGATTTTGTGCGAATAAAAAACGAATTGCAAGAGCTCAACCCTGACCTTTTCTTTTTGCTCGAAAACGTAAAAATGAAAACCGAATGGGTCGATATTATCTCTCAACACTTGGGCGTTAAACCGATTTCAATAAACTCAAGCCTTGTATCGGCTCAAAACAGGGTTCGGCTTTATTGGACCAATATACCGAACGTAACACAGCCCGAGGACAAGGGTATTTTTACGAAAGACATTCTCGAGGAAAATGTGAGCTCAAAGTACGAGATCACCCCGAAAAATTACGAATACATAAAAGCCAAAAATCGAGAGGCAAAAAAGCACGTCGGCGTTGACCTTGATAAAGCGATATGTTTGACCGCTCGGTCGGCCGACTCTTGGAATCAAAACTATGTTACAATAGACCGAAAAGGCAACCTAAAGAAAAACCAAACGAAAGCGGCTTATTTACAGGTTGGCGGTCATGGTGCCGGTAATCATTCAGACATGGACCTTATCGCTGAAAAAAAGCGTTTTTTGATACCAATACCAAAAGAAAACGACTCTCGCGAAATCATTCAGATCAATGAGTCAACCGAAAGCAACGGTCGACAACCGTTTCAGCAAAATAGAGTTTACCACGCTGAGGGTTTGTCGCCTCAAGTTTCAACAACAGAACAAATGAACGTTTTCGTTTATGATAAAATTCGTAGATACACCCCCGTTGAATGCGAAAGGCTTCAAACTTTACCGGATAATTACACCGACGGCGTTTCTGATACTCAACGTTACCGAATGCTCGGCAACGGTTGGACCGTTGATGTTATCGTTCATATTTTAGGAAATTTACCAAGCTCAATAATATGACCCCAATCGAAAAAACCCTCAACGACCTCATTCTCGCCTCGAGAGAGGTCGTCAAGTCAATCAAAAAAAACGAGATACCAAGCGGCTCGAGTTACGACCGCCTAAAAATCGCGCTCGAAACCCTTGACACCCAACCAACAGACGAGAGAACCGCCCCCTTGCGTCTGTTGTGGACGCCTGGCGGTGTGCTCTCGAATTTTTCCGTTGAGTTTGGCTCTCGATACCACAACCCGAGAAACCCGAGCGATACGATCGTAAGAAAAACCGTCGACGCAATCGCTCACGGCTCGAGTTCTTACGAAATGCTTGAGGCCCTGGTTGACGTGATCGACAAACAACAAGCCCAACTTGCCGAGGTCCTCTCGACCTTGCCCGTTGGTCACGGCTCACCTGGTACCCGTACAATCGTAATAAAGTCGGAACAATGAAAAGCAAGTCTCAAATAAAAATCGGCGCCGTTTACACAATGAAACGCCGCCGGGGCGATATGGCCGAACGGGTGACCGCCCTCGAGTTTTTACCCGGCTCTCATACCGTCGTAAAGGTTCGGGTCAACGATATCGACCCCCAGGTTTGGGGCAAAGAGAACGCATTTGTTGACGTTCATATCTCGCACCTGACCGCCGAGCTCTTGCCCAGGTTTCACGATATGGTGATCAACGACCGCACCCCCGTAAAATTCGACCAATGACCGAGCTCAAGATTATCACCGTAAACACCGACGCGAGTTTTCACCCCCGGCACAAAGTCGGGGGTTGGGCTTTTTGGATTGTTTGCGACGCCTTTCGTTGGCGCAAACACGGGCCTTTGAAATCTCGGCCCGCCCATTGTCACGACGCCGAGCTTATGGCCCTGGGAAACGCTTTTTTTTACCTTGGCAAGGTGCCGGGCTTTTCGGTTCGTAAGGTCGTCGTCAATTGCGACTCAAAGGCCGCAATTCATTCGCTCGAGAACTCAAGCGATACACCGGTCGCCCGCCGGGTCAAAAAGCTCGTTGACCAGGCGCTCAAACACCTGGGCGCCGAGATTGAGTTTCGTCACGTCCGGGCTCACTCAGGCGAGACCGACGCCCGCTCAATCGTCAACGCCTGGTGTGACGAGAAAGCAAAGGCGGCAATGTGGGCGAAATTTCACGGTAAGAAAAAGCAAAAGCAAAAGCCAAAACCCAAACGCAAGGCGCCCGTCGAGGTTCGCTTGCCTTACAAAGATTGAAATGAGAATACTCAAAACCAAAATCGACGACCCTTTCGTAACGGGGCGAAATATTTCACGCAACCCTGACCCTTTCGGTAAAAGAGGGCCGAGCTCAGGCCCTCAAGACGTTCGACGTTTTGCTCGTCGGTTTCGACCTGGCCGATATAAAGGAACGAGCCGAGTCGCCCGAGTACATAAAAGCCTCGCTTTGGCCGTATCGAAAAAATTTCGATACCTCGAAAGTCGTAAGCGTTCAAAAAATAGAGATCACAAAGAGCGCCGGGTTTACCGTGCACCCGCTCGACCCTGTAATCGAAACAACCGGCGAAATTTCCTTTCATTAAAAACTTGTTGAAAAAGGGCCCGTCGACCAGGTTGACACCGGCTTGATTTATGGGCACCTTGCAACCGCAATTTTCACCTTATGCAATTACGTCCTTATCAACACGAGGCGAAAGACTCAATTCGAGAGCACTTTCGCAACAAACGCCGTCGGGTTGTGTTATGCCAACCAACCGGCTCGGGTAAAACCGTAACGTTCGCCTCAATCGCTCAAGACGCCGTCAAAATGGGCTCGACGGTAATGATTGCGGTCGACCGGAAAGAGTTGCTTGAGCAAGCCGTCGACAAACTCAAGGCTTACGGGGTTCACGCGACGGTGATCACCGGCGGCCGTCGCCCGAGTTATGCGGGAAAGACGGCGTTTGTCGCGACGGTGCAAACCCTGGTCAATCGCCCGCAACCAAAAATTGACCTCTTAATCATTGACGAGGCTCACAAACAAACCTTTGACAAATTACTCTCGAGACCCGAATACTCGCGTTGTTTCGTAATTGGGGCGACGGCGACACCGGTAAGAACCGGAAAAATGACTCAGCTCGTGCACCTTTACGACGAGCTCGTTGAGTCGGTAACGATACCTCAATTGATCGACGAGGGCTTTCTCGTTCCGGCCCTGACTTACGCGGCGAAAGACGTCGACGTTTCCAAAATCAAAACCGTCGCCGGCGATTACGACGTTCGCGGCCTTTTCCAGGCTTTCGACAAAATGCCCCTTTACGACGGCGTCGTCGACAAATACGAAAATCACGCCCCAGGTTCGAAAGCAATTGTTTTCAATATCAACGTCGAGCACTCAATGAAAACGGCCGAGGCTTTCAAGAGAGCCGGACACAAGGCCGCGCACGTCGACGGCTCAATGAGCAAGGCCGAACGCGAGTCGATACTCGCTCAATTCAAATACGGTATCGTCAAAATTTTGTGCAATTGTGACCTTTTTACAACCGGATACGACGAGCCGAGTATTGAAACGGTGATCGTCAACCGTGCAACGAAATCGCTCACTCTTTGGCTCCAAATGTGCGGGCGAGGCTCTCGCCCATACGCCGGGAAAAATGAGTTTACTATTCTCGACATGGGCGGCAACGTTTTCCGTCTCGGGTTTTGGGAACAAGACCGGGTTTATTCGCTCGAGCACAAATACAAAGAGACCGCCGGCGTTGCCCCGGTGAAAGAATGCGACGAAACGAAAAAAGACGAAAAAGACCGGCCAGGTTGCGGGGCAATCGTTCACGCCTCGGTTATGACTTGCCCTTATTGCGCTTTCATTTTCCCCAAGACTGAAAAGAAAACCGTCAAGGCTGAGTTTGCCCTCATTCTTAATAAAACCGTGAGTATTTTACCCGACCACTTAAAAGGTGATCAGTCTCGAATGAGTCTCGCCGAGCTTGAGGAAATTCGAGTTTTAAAAAAGTATTCGATCGGTTGGCTCGTCAACCAGGTCGCCCGTCGTAAAGATATCACCCTCGACGAGCTCGCGGCCTTTAAAGGGTACAAAAGGAATTGGGTCGAGATCACAAGACAACGACTCGAGGCAAACGCTCAAAAAGTTACCGAATGAAATACTTTCTTATTTACAATGACCTGGTTTTGCACCCCCGGGCCGTTTTAAGGGTGCCCGAGGTTGTTGATAATGACTTACTCGAAAAATACCTCGAGCGTCGAAATTTGAGGGCCCTGAGTATTCCTTGCGCGGTTTTATCGCTCAACCGAAAACTCGGCTCAACCTCAGCTCGTGAAATTCAAATAAAAACCGACTCAGTTTTCAAATATGAAATTGCCCCTTTCCATACAAGAGAACCTTTTCAAGGTTGACCCCAAAAAACCAAAACCGGGGCTTTGCGCCGTTAGGTTTTGCCGCAAAACAAAAGCGAAAAAAGACTCACTTTGCCCTTGTTGCCGAAAGCGACGGCAAAAGATAACCGACCCGGTGAGGTACACTTTCAACGCCCTAAAAAACAACGCCAAAAGGCGAGGCAAAGAGTTCTCGATTTCGCTCGAGTATTTTAAAGGGTTTTGTATCGAAACCGGATACATTGAAAGCAAAGGCCGCCGCTTTGACTCAATGACGATTGACCGGATTGACTCGAGGCGAGGTTATGTTGAGGGAAATATTCGCGTCCTCAGCAATTCGGCAAACGCGAGCAAAGGAAACAATGACAACAACGACTTACCTTTTTAACTTATGACAAAAGTCACTTTTTACGATAATATTCGCCAGGCGAAAAACGGGGTCGATATAGAGCTCGACGCGATAATGACGTCAATACATATTGGCGAATGGAAAAACCAGGTCGAAAAGGTCCGGTCGGCGGCCGACAAAAAAGAACGCGACGGGCTCAAAAAGAAACTCTTGCCGTACTTTACCGGCTCGGGCACCTTTGGCGTCAGGAATAAAAACAACCTCAAAGAGCACAACGGTCGTATCATTATCGACGTCGACGGTGTTGACGATATCAACGAGGTAAAGTCTCGCGTTGGCGCCGACCCTTTCCTCGAGTATTGTTTTACCTCGTGCTCAGGCAATGGGCTCGCCCTGGTCTTTCGTATTGACCCAGGAAAACACGACCAAAGTTTCGACGCCCTGGCCGGTTACTTGCGGGCCGAGTACGATATCGAGGTCGACGAGCCGGTCAGGGACGTAAGCCGGGCCCGGTTTGTTTCTTATGACCCTGACCTCATTTTCAACCCAAACGCGAGGGTTTTCGAGGTCAAAAGCGGCGACCTTTTGGTCAAAATACCAAACGGCAAGGGTATCGGCGGCGGCAATGCTTACGACGTTGAGCGAATAAAACACATTGTCGATAAACATATCAGCGAGGCCGTTGACGGCCAAAAGCACTACCGAGTTTTAAGAACGGCCGGGCTCATGGGCGGGTTTATTGCCGGGGGTTTGATCAACGAAAGCGAGGGTCGAGATTGGCTCAGAGAATGCGTTCGGAAATACCTCAACCCCTCAGCTTTCGCCTCTCACTTTAAAACGATCGACGACGGTATCGAGCACGGTAAACGTAAGCCGATCACCCCCGAGGCCGCCGCTCAGTATGACGAGGACCACAAAAAACACTTTGAGGGTATTCGCAACGTTTACGCTTTCGCTTTCTCTCAAAACCGAGAGGGTCGCCAATGGGGCGAGGCTGACGTCAAGCAAGTCGGTCTCACTTACGGCGTCGACGGTGATAAGGTGAGAGAGATATTCAAAGAGGTATTTGCCGAAAACGCTGACGATTTCGGTATCGCTGAGGCGCCCGAGATCGTTAAGGTCGAAAAGTTTCTCGAGAAAAATTTCGAGTTTTATCACAATGAGGTAACCGGAACGCGAGAGCTCAGGCCCAGGGGCTCGAGCGGGCACCTGGAAAAAATAAATTACGAAACCGTTTGGCGGTTCCTTTGCCGGAACGGTTTCAAGTTTCCGATCGACAAAGTCAAGGCGCTCTTGCGCTCGGATTTTGTACCGACTTACAACCCTTTCCTCGCATACTTTGAGAGCTTGCCTCGTTGGTCAGAGGCCGACGGTGATCACATTGACAAACTCGCCGGGTATGTAAACACAACTCACAACGAATTTTGGCGGTTGCAATTCAAAAAGGCCCTCGTTCGTTCGATACATTGCGCCCTCGATCATTACGTCAACCGTATCGTGATCGTTTTAGTTTCTGAAACCCAGGCGTCGGGTAAGTCGACCTTTATTCGATTTTTGAACCCTTTCGGTCGAGATTACTATACCGAGAGCCCTCTCGCCCCTGGTAAAGATACCGAGTTCGCGTTTGCTGAAAATTTTATTTACAACCTTGAGGAACTCTCGAGTTTGACAAATACCGACGTCAACAGGCTCAAAGCGATAATCTCAAAGAGTTCGATCAAAGAGCGGCGCCCATACGCAACCGACGCCGAATCGTTACCTCGCCGGTGCACCTTTTGGGGCTCAACCAACAAGCTCGAGTTTCTGACCGACTCGCACAACACCCGTTGGCTTTGTTTTACCGTTGACTCGATAAATTGGGCTTATTCAAACGAAATGGACATTCACCAGGTTATGAGCCAGGCTTACGCTCTTTATAAGACACCGAGCTTTGAGCACGAACTCACAACAGACGAGGCCGAAAAGCGAGATTTCATAAACAAGGGGTTCGAGGTTACCGATCACGAGAAAGAACTCATTGCCCTCAATTTCCGGCGGGCGTCGAAAGAGGAACCGGCGGCCTCGTTCCTGAGCAACTCGGAAATTTTCGAGCTACTTTCAGAGGTCTCGCCGGCCGCCAGGCTCAAGCAAACCTTTATTTCAAAGTCAATGGTACAACTCGGGTTTGTTCGGGACGTGAGAAAGGTAAACGGTCACACCGTTCGGGGCTTTTGGGTGCACGTTTCGAAAAACCAAAACCCGGTGAGGGACCTCGAGAGCGAAAAGCCCCTCGAGATACAAGTCGGAAAATATAAAGAGCGAGAAAATTCACAAGGTAAACTTTTCGAGGGTGACAACCCGCCGTTTTGACCCTCGGGCGTCTGTTGGTTACACTTGGCGAGGCCCTGAGTCTCGCTCGTGTAACCGTATGAGCGTCAGCGAAAAAGGGGTCGTTTTGAGTGGTCCGGTTACACCGGTTACACTTACCCCCTATATTGTTTTTTTTCTTACTGCACGGGGACCGGCGCCGCTTTGGTCCCTTATAAATATAAACTCTTTCTCAATTTTGGGTTTTAAGTGTAACCGTAACAATGAAACGCCCAAAAATAAAGAGCTCGAGAGGTTACACTCAAAGTGTAACCGAGGTGTAACTCAAGTGTAACCGTAACCGACAAATGAAAGTCAGCGAGGCAAAAATTCAAGCCGAAATTGTGGCTTATATGAGAAACGAGCTCAAGGTTCCCCGGGGTTTGTTTTTCGCTATACCCAACGACGGGGCTTTTTCGAATAAGTTTTTATCAACCGGCACCGTCTCGGGTATGCCTGACCTTTGTTTTTTGAATGGCAAAACCGCCGTATTTTTTGAAACGAAAACCGACGTCGGCCGGCTCTCAGCAAAACAGGAACTTGTTCACAAAAATTTGACCGGCGCCGGTTATGAGGTGCACGTTGTTCGTAATCTTGAGGCTTTCAAACAAATAATTCAAATTTACACCCAATGAAAAAAACTCTTTTCTCACTCATTGCGGCCCTCTTTGTTGCGGTCGCTTTCTCACAGACAAGCACGACGCCGACCGTGCTCAGAACGCTCGGCTTGCCGCCTGAGTACGGTATTATCGACGGCTATATCAGCGACTACAAAATAAGCCGTAAGCTCGTGATCACGAAAACCGTCGACAATTCGAAAAGCGTCAAGGTGACCTCGCCAACGGGTCGCGTGACGTATCAAAACGCGCCGACGACCTGGGGTTATGAGATAACCCAAACCAGGGACGAGCTTACCAACTCGGGGACGTATTTGCCGAACCTTATCTCGATGAAATTCGGCTCGCCGGCGGTTTACATAAACCCGAACGACGTTTTCGAGATCAAAAAAGACCGAATAAACCCGACAAGCTCGGGCGGTTGGATTGGTTACGAAACGAACAAAATTCAAGAGTTGCAACCTGGTCTTGTCGTTATTTCGACAATCAACGAGCTCGGTAGCGATAAGAATGTAATACCGAGAGTTTTCGTCAAAAGAGTCAACGGCGTCAATCATTATAAAAACCCGGTCGATTACTTGGGCCGTCCTATTGTTGGCGATACTATTTTCAACAACGGCGTCCCCTCGACCTCGATGAGGGTAAATTACAACAACCGCGTCGTTTCGGTTAGTCAAGTAACCAAAACCTTACAAGGTTCGGGCTCTTGGTCAACAAATAACCCGGTTTGGTCCGGCGGTGTTAAGACATACACAACAACCGCCTCGGTTTACGTTCCGGTCGCTGACTTGCCCTCGTTGTTTGCTTACTCGATCGACGAGCTCACCCAGGAAATGAGGACCGAGACGTATTGCACCGTAATAAGCCAAAACCCGCCGAGAATAACCTCGACCTCGACCGAGATCATTGTCAACGGTAACCAATACAAGGGCGTCACTTATTACAATGGTATCGACGCGAGTATAAGTCGGCCAACGGGACAAATTACCTCTTACGGTAAGAGTTACCCCGGCCATGTTCAACGTTGGTTTTTAAAGCAATGGAACCAAGACGGGACCGTTGCGACCGGTTCGGGTTCTTACGGTCAGGTTTTGACGGTGCAATTTGCCTCGGGTGATGATAGCACGATTAACTTGGTCGCCGGGAACTCGAACTCGTACAACTCAGTAACGAAAACGCTCACTTACGACGCCTCGAAACTTAACGAGCTTTGGTACACTTTCGAGGAATTACCGGCCCAGGGTAAAAATTGGACCGGTGAGACGATCATAAAACTTTAATATTTGCAACAATTACCTCGGCGGCCTTGCAATTGCCGCCGGGGTTCTTAAAACGTCCGAAAATGAAGATCACACAAAAAGGGCTCAAAACCCTCCAATCAATTGAATTTTACCTCTTTTTCTCAATGAAGATTGACGAGGTTAAAACAATTAAAAGCCTGGCGAGCGAGTCGACTCGTGACGCCCTGGTCGCCTACCTCAAGTATTTCATTCGAGGCAATCGCGGCTTTTTGGGCGGTTTTCAAATTCGCTTTGTCGATGAGCAATGTACCGAAATCAAAAAGGTCGTTCACTCTTTTATTGATAGAAAAAAAGAGGACGGCGATTTCGTGATCGACGTCGAGAGGTACACAATAAACAAAACCTCAGGCTTGCCAAATACAGGAATAAACGACTTTAAAGAGGCGCTCAAATATGGCAACACCTAAACGTTCGAAAAGTTACCTCGCCGAGCTTTACCGGTCCGGTGTCGGCACCGGTCGACCTCCAAAATACAGGACGCCCGAGGCAATGAGAGACCGCATAAACGAGTATTTCGCTCAATTGTCACCCGTTGAGGTGCACCTCGAGAAAGAAAACGTCAAAGGTAAAGGTCTCAATCAAAAGACTCAGGTACCTGAGGAATATGAAACGACCACGACGAAAGAGATCGTTTCGGTCAGGTACGACCAGGGTGAGCCGGTGCCGACGGTCAACGGCCTCGCTTTGTTCCTGGGGTTCGCCGGACGAAAAAGCCTTAACGAATACCTCAACACAAAGCCCGAGTTTAGTTACACTATACGCGCAGCCCTCGCCGTTATTGAGAGATACCACGAAATAAAGGTCGCAACGAGCGATAAACCTCAAGGCTCGATTTTCCTTTTGCAAGGTATGGGTTGGACCACAAAAGCCGAGCTCGAGGTCAACTCGAACCACCCCCAACAGACGTTTGTAATCGGCGGTAAAACGATAACTTTCGAATAATGGACAAGCTCAAAATTCAAGAGAGTAAAAACGTCGCCGATTGCGGCAATTGCGGCTTATACGAACCCAATGAGCCCGCCGACGGGCTCGGCGTTTGTCACCTGAGGCGCCCCCGGCGGGTCAGGGTTTACGATTATTGTGAGCAATTTGTCCTTTCGTTATGAGCGAGGTCGTTAAGTTATTCGAGCCTTTCCCTAAACAACAAGAGTTTATCGAGGCCGCCCTCGGTGACGAGTTCGATTTTATTTTATACGGCGGCGCAATCCGGGGCGGTAAAACGTTCGGCGGCCTTGCGGCGCTCATATTGCTCTCGCGTTTCTTTAAAGGTTCACGTTGGGCCGTCGTTCGGAAAGACTTGCCGACTCTCAAGAGGACAACGATACCGTCTTTTAAGAAAATCGTGCCGACGAACTTTTTGCTTGGCGGTTCCCTGGCGACCGGATACAACCAAACCGACCAGGTCGTCACCTTTAAAAACGGCTCTCAAATTATTTTTTTTCCCGAAAATTTTGTCGAGGACAAAGAGCTCAACCGTTGGAAAGGTCTCGAGGTAAACGGTTTTTTGCTCGAGGAAATCAATGAACTGCACGAGGACTCGTTTACCAAGGCTCAAGAGAGGGCCGGGACCTGGTTAATACGGGACGCGGCCGTTCAACCGCCGATCAAAATACTCGCGACGTGCAACCCGGCCCAAAATTGGGTGAAATCGAAAATTTACGACGCATGGAAAGGCGCCCGTTTGCCCCAGGGTTGGAAATACATACCGAGCCGGATATTTGACAACCCTCATATTCCGAAAGAGTACGTCGACGGCCTCAAGAGGTTACCTCGATATCAATACGAGGTTTTCGTTCTCGGAAATTGGGAAGTGAAACTCAGGACCGGCCTCGAGTTTTATAAGTCATTCAACCCCGACGTTCACGTCAAGGTTACCCGGTACGACCGAAACTTGCCCTTACATATTTCGTTTGACGAGAACTCAAACCCTTATTTGCCTTGTACGATATGGCAAGGCCAGGGGCTTAAATTATGGCAAATTGACGAGATTACTTGCCCGCCGCCCAACAACACGCTCGCCGATATTTGCGCCGAGATTTCCAGGCGATACAAGTTTCACAACTCGGGTGTTTATATATACGGCGACGCGACCTCAAAAAAATCGGACACAAAAATCGAAAAGGGCTCGAATTTCTTTAAATTGGCCGCGAAAAATTTGTCTCGCTTTGCCCCAACTTTGAGGGTACCAAAAGCGAACCCGCCGGTTGCAATGCGAGCGAGTTTTATCAACGCAATATTTGAGGTAAAGGCCGAGGGTTGTGAGGTTGTTGTTGCCTCTCATTGCCGAAAGACGGTTAACGACTTGCTCGCGATATATGAAACGAGCGAGGGGACAAAGCTAAAGGTGAAAGAGAAAGACCCTAAAACGGGCGTAACCTTTGAGCCGTTCGGTCACCTGAGCGACTCTCTCGATTACGTCGTTTGTGAGTATTTCAAAAGTGAATTTAGGGCTTACCAGGGCTCGCCGGTTATTGACGCCGAGCGCCGCTCTTTGGGCCAACGTAAAATAAAAAGATCGTACTAAAAATGAGCTTTCTCGTAAAAAATGACCTTTACTCAGCGATAAAAGTCGACGAGCTTGAGGTTTTGATTGAGGACTCACCAAACGGTGAGGCTGACCTCGAGGCAACAATCGCGGCCGTAATGGCTGAGATTGGTTCTTATATCGGGCACCGTTACGACACGGCTCTCGCCTTTATTGACGTCAAGGTTTACGCGACCGGGGACGAGTACAACACCGACGAGGTGATCGTCCTCATTGCTGATAATTGGCAAGCTCTCGAGTACGGGACCGGCGACCTGGTGAGCCGAAACGGCAAAATTTGGAACGCGACCGGCGACACCGAGACAACAGACGAGCCAGGGGTTGCCGCCGTATGGGCCGAGGCCGGTGACGCGAAAGCGTTTTATAAGTCTCTCGACGATACAAATATCGAGTTACCCGTCGACGGGTTGGCCTGGGAAAAGATTGCCGACCCGAGAAACCCTCTTTTGTTTCGTATGGCCGT